CAACTGATGTAAGATACAACGCTGTAGATACTTCTGGTAGTGGTGATTGGGGTGGTTCTGTATATCAGAATCAAATCACTACAATTGGTGGTACACCATTGATTGAACCACAAGTTCTACCTGTTCTGACTGGTAATCAGTATTACTTACCAATTAAGAACAAACCAGTTGATCTTTCTGGTGCTCAGTATTTTGAAGAGAATGATATTCTACTCATTGATACAGATTCATCTGGTGGTACTAAGCATCCAGAATTTGTTAGAGTAGTTTCTCTACCAAGAATTAATGTCGCTCCATTCTTCCTAGTTGTTGAGAGACTACCATTTGGTACTTTCACTGCAATTAGAAGTGATCATAATGACACTGCAGCAATCTATAAGTGTAACGTTCAGTTTAATTCCACTTGGATTACAACTGATCTTGATAATACTGGAAATGAAGAAAACATTTATCTTGCACAGTTTGGTGGCACTATCAATCTTGGAGATTATGTAATTATTTCCCGTGATGATGGAACTCCTTCGGGAGACGGTGTTGATGACCAGGGAGAACTATTCAAAGTTAAGACCTTAATTGATCAGGTTGCTAAGAAACTATCAGTTAAGACTGGTTGTGATACTGCTAATGAAGAGACAGTATTTGAAGTTGATTCTGTAACAGGTAATGTTACCATTTCATCTGAAACTACAACTATCAGCGGACTTCTAACTCTTAATGGTAGCTGCACAACACCATACACCAATTCTCCTGTAGGTGATAAGTTAAGAATCACTAATGGTGATGATCCTGCAGTTACCACCTTTGAAGTAGATACTTGCACAGGAGACACAACTATTGGTAATGTACACGGTACAGTCTTTATGCTTGCCGAGCAGTTTGGAACTTCTCCTTCTGCATATACCAAGGACAGTGATGTTGTTCATGTATACAGACATAATCCACAATCAATTAATCCAAACGGATTAGGTCCTGCAACAACTCTTGCTACAGCAATTGTTCCTGCAACTTCAAACATTGAGATTCAATCTAACCTTGCTGCATTCAGCATAGGTGATTTGGTAGCATTGTATGTAACCGATCAGCAGATTGAAATTATTCAAATTACTGATACGCCACGTACAGATACAACCACTGGCGCACTAATTCTACCAACATCAACTAATCAAACTTATCCTGCTGGTGGTAGAGGACGTGAAGGTACAACAGCACAATCGTTCCAAGCAGGTGTTAATGTTGTCAAACTAGACAAATATGATAGAACAACAGTTCTTCTAGATGATATTCCTGCAACACAAGCAGATCGTGCAACTGCACTTAAAGCACGTACTCCAAATACTAGTGATATTAGACTTGAAATTAGACTTCGTGATGCTGATCTAATTGCACCTAAGTTGGATTATCCAACATATGTAAGAATCGGAACAGAATTCTTTGTTCCTGATAGTGTTGATGGATCTCTTGATGCATTATATGCAGTCAAGATGCCGAAGAGTGCTAGAATACCAAACAATGTCAACACCCCACTTGTAAATCTATACAATGGTGGCAAGACTAAGATATTTGATGATACTACCATTTATGGTGGTGCGTTCAGAATGTATGGTTCTGATGGTAAAACTTTAGTTCTTTCTATTGCAAACGATGATGGTCACTCAGGTGATGGATCAATTGAAGATCCTATTGAAAACACTAATGGACTAACCCTTAAGGGCGCTGGTAATATCTACGGTGATATTAGAGTTTATTGGGATGATTGCCAGATGAATGGCATCTGCTCAACAGTTCCATCCTTCCGCGTAACAAACCGCGAAGGTAGTGTAACCATGGGTGAGAAATTCTATCAAGGTGGTCTACTCCTAGAAACAGAGAATGCAGCAGAGACTGTGTTCCACGTTGATAACCTAGGTTCTGCTGGTGTTGGTGGAACTGAAGGTCCTAAGGAATTTAAGATCTATCAGAACAATGCTATTGACTCTTTCGGTATTGAAAAATACTGGACTGGAAATGGTGGTAGAAGACATACTTATGTTGAATTTGATGCTACTACTGGAATTGGTCAGCAGCAAGATAATCCTCTAGAAGTTAACAATAACTATCTTATCAATACTTCTAGTGGTAGTAATATGGTCTTATATCTACCAGATAATGCACAAACTGGAGATATGATTAGATTCGTTGAACTCAGTGGCAACTTGACATACAACACAAGTCTAATTATTAGAGCGAAAAAAGTAGGTGCTGTTGCGACAGCAATCCAAGGTGATACTACTGGATCTAGAGTTGGCGCTGGTGCTGGTCAAACACTAGCAACTGCATGGGACTCTGGAGAACTTGTTATTCAATCTAGAAATGCTTCATTCGGTCTAGTATATGCTGGATCTGTTGACATTGAGGGATCTGCAAATGCTAGAACTATTCCACCTACTCTCCGTGGTTGGTGGTTGATGGAACTCTGATCTAAGACAAATGACAGTAAGATACGACTCAATAAAAACCATGCGATCTGCCAAGATTGGCACTATCATGCCATGGGGAGGAGATGGGGGTACTGGATTCTTGGAATCTAATATCCCCAAGGGATGGATTACTTGTAGTGGTCAAACATTGTCTGCTTCAGATTATCCTCTGTTAGCAGCTGCATTAGGTGATTCTTACGGAGGTAAGATGACTGACGCAGCAGGAAATCATGAGGAATTTCCATATTATGGTACAGATGCGACATTTGGTTTACCAAATATATCTGCTAAAGTTTTAATAGATCTTGAAAGATCTTATCTAACTCAGGACAAATATAAAGCAAATCAAACTGATCCTTTAGACGCAGTATATAATACACAGGGAGATAAACTAGGAGATCTTATTGATGGTTACGGTCAAAACGTCCTAGTAAATACAACATATCAGGCAACATGTGATATTGATTTCACTTTAAACTTATCTGGTAATTTATATTTTAAATTTGATAATATTACCATGGGTGCTCCTGATTTTCTAGAGACAGTTTATACTCTCAATAGAAAATTGGGAATGAACCACACTCCATCACACAGTCATAGTGACAGTATAATGTCAGTTAACCCAAACCCTACTGGTCCAATGGTTTTCCGAACGGACAGAGGTATTGATATGACTGGAACTATTACAGATAGTACTTCTTGTAGATATACGAAAGGTCCAATTGAATGTCAAAACAAGGAAGCTGAACCTACTCAATGGTTTAATGGTGCTACTGACATAACATATTATGGTGATAATACCAGAGAAAATACACTACCTAGAATGGATAGATTCTATGAGTTTGTTCAAGATAGTAGTGGAAAAGATTATTGGGGATTTATTCCTGCAGGAAAAGATAATTGGCCTACAACTGATAGAGAACAATTGGGAGGAGGAACTGGACCTACCAATTTGACATGGGAGTCAGTTATGTTTGAAAGAGGAAACACGGCGTCATATACCACAGAACACGAAATTTCTCACAAAACTCCTTGTCATACTGGAATGTTTCCAAAACCAATGAGGTATCAAGGAAAAACAAACTTCCTTGGTTATGACACAGGAGCGCCTATTAGAAGTGATGGATTAGAAGATGATCCAGAAACCTCTCCAGTGTTCACTGTGTCTGGAGTTACAATTGCAGCACAAAGTAATAAAATCACGTTACCATCTAATACTAATATTAGTAGATTATACACAGCAGGTACAGAAACGTGGTATCAATATGATAAAATCACTCCATTGATGGTTGTTGTACCAGTCAATGCAGACAATAAGTATCATTACTTTGAAGAAGGTACATATGTACAATCAGTTGAGAATAAAGGAACAGAAGCTGCACCAATTTATGAACTTACACTGAATGTTCAGGTAAAAAATAGTGGAACAATTGACTTGGCATTTAAAAACAATACGTGGCCAACTACAATGAACGTTATTGATACATCAAAAGATCCTAAAGAGCAAGTTTTTAGAGCTCATAATCACGGAAGTTTTGAAATTTCTCAGGGTATTGGATCTATTGCAAGTCCTCCTTCACATACTGCAAATGATGCAGATGGATCTGCTTTAACGGCAGATAGTCTAGAAGATGCACTAAATATTACGGTTGATACTACACAACCTAACGTAACAATGACGTTCATAATCAAAGCATACTGATGCCAGCATTTTACGCCAAAGAAAGATCTAAGTATGGTAATCTATCAGGTCAGGTTATTATTTGGCCGATGGAATATAATGGTGATCCAAGCACTGCCGTAAATAGAGCAAAATTACCTGCAGGATATCTTAAATGTGATGGTGCAAAATACTTCGCTGCTGATTATCCTGCCTTAGCAGCGATCTTAGGAACTGGTAGTAATTGCAAGTATCTTAGGAGAAATCCTGATGGTACAGAATTTGATATTCTATCTGATGAGCAATTCATGGTTCCTGATTTGGGATCAAAATATCCAGAACCAACATCTGGTGCTAACGCTGGATCATATAATAATATCAGATTACCTAATGCTTTAGGTAATTTGGTAAGTAGATCTGGTATTGGTATTGAAGCAACGTCTGCAATTGGTGATAGCGTAACTATTACCTATTCTGGTCAAATTACAGTTCCTAGTCAAGAAATTCCTTTGAGAGGTAGACCATCATGGGAATATGCTGGTGACACCCATTACACTGATATTGAAGGTGTTGAAGAAAATATGGTACATGGTCACTTGCATTTGCATAGTGCAGTAAGAGCAAGAAATTTACAGACCAATGAAACATCATCTAATGAACCAAATCCTAATGGTGGTCGTACAGGTCGTAAGAATGCGTCAACAATACCAATTCAAGATTGGTTAGATGCTACTAGATATGATAATGATAGCTCTCAACCACCAGGAAGTGCTCAAGCACCTTGTAAAGCAATTGATAAGTGGAGATCATCTGCAAGTACAACTCAGAACTTAGTTGTTGGTACACAAGAGACTTTATATTATGGTTATTGTATCTTTGGATATGGGCAGCAATCATACACTTATGGTTGCTTGAGTAATGAAGAATATACTCTTGATGGTGGAGAATTAGAAGGATCTCCAAATGGATCTGATGTTGCTAGATATGGAAACGCAGTAGAAGTCCTTGGTATTTGTGTATCTAGTCCATCATGGCCAGAAGTAAATTGGGACAATGATGTTCCAATTACATATGAACAGGGTTATCCTGGAGTTCCTACGGATTTTAATAATGTGAGTTTACATGATGTAGTTCCTATGCAATCAAACCAAGAACATAGAGAAAATAGAGCAATCACTGATGTTGTAAACGAAACAACTGATACCGCTGATTTAGCAATTGCTGCAGGTACAGACCCAACTAGACACAATCACCGTATTGATTTAGAGAGAGGTGATCATAACTATAAAGTAAAGACGAATGCAATCAATGTTCCACCTGAAAATTTAACTACCAGAATGGACATTGGAGCAGACTCTTCAGTTTCTATTGATTCTGCTACTGCACCATTTATTGTTATGGAATACTTAATTAAGATTTAATAGTAATGGCACAAAGTTATAGAAATGCTAGACAGGGATTCCTGACCGACATGTTGGTGGATACTACACCAATCGGATCTATTGTACCTAATTTAAAGAGCACTGACAATAGTTTTGATCACAGTTACGTTAAATCTGGTGACATAAACTATGGTAATTTGAGTGAGAAGACTGGTAATGCATACGTCAATGGTGATGATCCAGCATATACTCATGAAGGATATTTGTATTGCGATGGATCTACATACGAGATTTCTGATTATCCAATGTTATTTTCTGTCATTGGAAATAAGTATGGTGGTAGAGCAAGTCAAGGCATTGATATTACAAATCCTGGAAGTGGATATACATCTAATCCTGTAGTTACAGTTGATGCTCCCAGTGGCGCAAATTCTACTCAAGCAACTGCATATGCTGAAATTGATAACACTGGTAAGTTAGTTAAGATTGATACTATCATAGCTGGTAGCGGATATGATCCCAATAATCCTCCCTCGGTTACTATCACAGGTGGTGGTGGATCTGGTGCTACAGCGGTAGTTAGAATTGATCCTGATACTGGTGGTCTTTCTGGAATAACTACAGCAAATGTTCTTGATTGGTGGGGTATTACTAACCTCGGAACATTTGCAGTACCTGATACTAAAACCAGAAAAATTGTAGGAAACAATGCAGTATTTGGTAACAACTCTCCTAACGTAGGTAATTCTTCCCTTGGTGTTGGCATTACAGGTGGTCAATGGTATTTTGCTAAAGAATCCCAGGATGAGTATTTTTCATTGGGTAGAATTACTACTGCTGGATATGATCAAGTAGTTGAGACTACTGGTTGTACTATCATTGGTAGTCAAGATGTGACTGTCTCAATGAGAGAGACAAAACTCACAGGAGTCTTCCAGCATAGTCATGCAGTATTTCATACTATACCTGGAGATAACCAGTATATTGCTGAGGCAAGTGGAGACAGATATTTGGCTGACTTCAAGGAAGGATCTGGAAGAGTTCAAAGATGGTATCCAACCTCAGGTCAGGTATTTACGCATAAACATGCGTTGTTAAGAAGACCAAATGATGATAATACAGTTGCAACATATGATGTATGGGATGCATTTGGTGGCGCTAGTGGCAATGGATCTATAAAAAATCCATTAGATGCTCCAGCAGATCAAAAATACATGGCATCAGGTGCTGCAGGAGCAGGTAGTTGGGACTTTCAAACATTTATTCCTAACCCAACATTCTATAGAACTCAAGGTAACTCTGTAATTGGCAACAGAGATATTACTACAGGTGGAACACCTATTATTGACTATACAAATGAATGGGAATTCACCAACCCTGGTAACTATACGGTAGATTTCAGTACAGTTACTGGTAGTCCCGAATCATTCCAATTCATTGCCATTGGAGGTGGCGGATCTGGTGCTAATGGTGATACAGGTGGAAACTCTGGTGGAGACACTTCTATTAAAGTTGGTGATGGATCAATTATTCACCTAGTTGGAAAAGGTGGAGGCGGCGGCGGAGCAGCAAGTGGTCAATCAGGTGGAAATGGTGGTAGTAAAGGTGGTACACAGAAACTTGGTTCAAAGAGTGCTGGTAAGTTTGACGGATTGGATGGTACTGATGGTGGTAATGGAGCAGCATCAAATGGTTATCCAAAGGTAGATTATCCAAGTAATCCTGGCACTGGAGGAATTGGTGGTTTACTCGGACGTGCTGCTGTTGATATGGGACCAGTTTATGGTGCAGGAACCAACGGAGTTAATAGAGAAGTTACAGGACAAAGTGGTACAGTTGATACTGAATTAACTAGTGACGGAACATTTAATTTACAAGGTATTAATAATCCTACCTTTGTTGCATTCTGGGTTCATGGAGGAAAAGGTGGTGGTGTATCCAAAGGTAGTGTAACTGGACATCCTGGAACAAGAGTATATGGAGAATTAAAAGCTAGCGCACGTGCCACATTTACTCAAAATTCTTGGTCTGTAAAAATAGGATATGCAGGCGGCACTGGTGGCAATAGTCCTGGTGGTGGCGGTTCTGGCGCTGGATCTGGTAGTGGTAAAAGAGGTGGACAAGGACATATTCCCCCACCACCATCATCAGGCGGTCCTGGCGCTTCTGGTGGCGGCGGCGGTGGATGCACTGCTCTGTATAGAGGATCTCAGCTTGTTATTGGTGCTGGTGGCGGCGGTGGTGCTGGTGCTGATGGATATGATGGTGGTCCTGGACAAAATGGTATTGGACCTGTTGGACTACAGCAGGTTACATCAGCTATCGGAACTGGTTCTGGTGGTGTTGGTGGTAATTATGGATGTATCGGTGGTGGCGGCGGAGGCGGCGGCGGTGGTGCCGCTGTCAATGGTTTCACAACTCCTGGTGGTACAGGTGGTGGCGCTCCTGGTGGTCCTGGTGGCGCTCCTGGAGGAGGCGGCGGTCACCAAGGTGGTGGCGGTGGAATGACTGGAACTAGTTCTATTAGAACTGATTACTTCCAAAGTGCTTCTCAGTCTAGTTCTGGAAGAACTAACGGTAAAGTTAGAATGAAAGTTGATTATAATAATGATTACTGGACTTCTGGCGGCGGCGGTGGAGGCGGCGCTGGATCTTGGAATGGTACTACATCATGGAGTTCATTAGGCAATCCTACTTCAGCTCAAATTACTGTTGGTGATGGAGGATCTTCGCCAGGTGGTGGTGTTGCTAAGGGTGGCGTTGGTTATGCTAAACTTGGATTGGGAATTATCACTGGATATATTGGTGGAACAACTACCACTAGTGTTGGTGACATATATGAGGAAGGAACTGCTGATAATGTTGATTGGGACGTTGATATCGTATCTTTTGGTGACGGAACTGGCAATCAAGGAAACTTTAAAAAACCATCGGGAACACCTACTATTGTGATAACTGGTGGTGGTGGATCTGGTGCTACTGCAACGGTTAGCACATCTGGAGCTGGCACTGTAAATAATGTTACATTAGGATCTGGTGGTAGCAATTATACTGAACAACCATATGCTTATGTTGTAAATGGATCTGCTGGGGGAACAGTTGTAAATGCAACGGTAGACTCAAATGCAGGGACTGTAACTGACATTACATTAGTTCCAAACTCTTCTCAACCATATGAGAATATGCTTTTGTTTGGTGGAGTTAATGCGAAAACTAGTAAAACAAGATATGTTATTGTAAAACCAACGGATTGTAGTAAAGTCAATTACATCGGTATTAAAGCAGCTAGAGGTAATGGTGTAAATGGTGGTGATAGACCAGAAGAGACACTAAAAGTATATTATCAATTACCTTCTTCAAGTACTTGGGTGTTGATTGATACTATCATCAATCCCAATGCTAATAGAAATGATCCTATTATTGGAAATGTACCTCCAGTTAGTGAAGCATGGGATGGAACATCTGGTAACACAAAGTGGTACACATATAATGTGGCACTACCACAAGCAGCAAAAGAAAATAATGTAAAAATCAAATTTGAACAACCACGAGCAAATGCAAATAGTGCTAATGATAATGCTGATAATACAGACCACTATGGTATTGCTGAAGTAATTTACTGGAAAGAGAAAGTAACAGAACTAGTATTCACTCCAACAGCAGGAGCAATCTCTAAACCAGCAGTTGATTCTCTTACATATACTGTTCAAGGTGAAACAGGACCAGGAATTACATATAGCTCTGGTTTAAATGCTAGTGATGCTAGGTTGACAATGAAGTCAACTACGAAAGTAGAACCAATTGCTTCTCTAGACCCAGACTTTGATATTCCTCTACTTACACCATATAGACTTTGTAAGTATCTTATCAAAGCTTTCTAAATATATCGGAGACCATATTGAAATAACATGTCAACGCAAAATACAGCTGACATACCAGTGTTACAGGTGCAACTTGACACGGTAAATCAGGAAATTACATATAATGGTACGTCAAAGGTAATTCCTGAGTCTTATTGGAAAGATACCCTACTTCCTTTTCTTTATCCTCTATGGGATAGTGATAAAGATAAGTTAATCCTGTTCAATTGGTTTACCAATGACACATACTATGCTAAACGTAGAAGACATAAAAAGAATTTTTCTACAGGTGAATATGAGTGGGTTGATTATGAGATGGAGCAACTTGCTGGTGATGAAGGCAAGGCAGTAAAAGATAAATTAGTTGAAGCATATTATCTTATTGATTCTTTGGAAGAGCAAGAGTTCAACCAAGAACTTGCTAGAATGTATGCTAAAACTTCGTCAGTATCACCTCTCACTATCAGACTATCACGTAACTTCCTGTTAGATGAGACAGATTGGGCAATGACATCTGATTCTCCACTTACTGATGATGAGAAAGCAAAATACATTACATATCGTCAAAAACTGAGAGATATTACAGATCAAGTAGAATTCTCTACCGATGCTGAGAGTGTTAAGTTCCCTATTTCACCTGAATTTTATAATAAAATCTACTCACAGGATAATCCTGATGTAGAATATCTTGCAACAGATGATCAAATGATGTCACTTGCAAGACATCAACTTAAGTTATTCAGAGATAAAATTGCAAATTATCTTGTAATCAAGTCAATCACTGAAACCAACTACTTCAATGCTCTGCTCACTGAGTATGAAACTGTTAAGAATGCAAGAGAATCAAATCAGGTTGAAGATGCATTTACACCAGAGCAAATTGCTGAGAGAAAACTATTCCTAGAAGAACTGCTTAAGAAAGTACAGGATGAATTAGATGAGGAAGCATCATGATTATTCAAGGTAATGAACTACAAGTATATGATCTTATAGCATCTTATGCACAGAGATATCAATGTAACCTAGTATACTTTGATCTAACAAATTATAATCAATTAGATGAATCAACCAAGAATACTGTAAATGCTTGGTATGAAGATTTTATTGATGAATATGTTCTTGACATTATGAAACAGGGTATCTTCAATACAATTAAGTTTCCTGATGAAACTGTAGCATGTCTTAACGCTGGATCATGGTTCCCGAGAGCAAGTCAGTGTCCAGATGCTAACCATTATATCAGATGCTATGTGGTTGACGCATATGGTGATATAATCTGGGAGAACAAAGAGACTGCATGACCCAATTGATGAATGTACCTAGTGAGTTTGAACTGCACCACCTGCAGTTTCAAGCAATGATGCGTGAGCATGACATCCCAACCAGTGAACTAATGTATCTTGGTGAACGTGAGTACACTGAAGACTATGTTGCACATCCCGAATTTCATGGTATGATGATGCACTGGTATCTCGTAGGAGGGGAGCATGAAGTCCCCATCTGCGACATCCAGTCCATTGACCGTGTTGACGAGGACTAATGTTTTCCGAACAATTGATTTCACTTGCGACTGAGCGAGCACTGGGTCACCCCACACAAATACAATGTGATCTTTTTGAGGAGTTATATGAAACCTACATCAACGACTCAAACAGTTCCACTCTGCGCGAGCATATTGTTGCTCGTGTTGCTGGTTGTAACCCTTTGGCTGGCAAACTTGGTCGCGATGCAATCCACCCTGCAACAAATGTAGAGAAAGAAGTCAAACCAAAAAACTACACTGGTAAGACTACCAATGGTAGTGGTTGCTTCAATGACTACACACGTGCAAGATATAATAAAGATACTGCTGTCAATCTTCCCATCATTCATGGGTTGTTTGTTGGTGGTATCTTGCAGTATGTGGTAGAATTTACTATTGACGCTGTTGCATCTAAACTTGATGAACAAGTCAGAAAGAAATGTGAAGAGGGTGGCAATCAGTATGTACGTTCTGCATCATGGACGTGGAGCGACTGGATTGATCACCCATCACTAACTGTTCATTATATTGACAAACCATTGCTTAAGCATAATCATGTCAAAGGACAGTATAAAGTATGTGATCCATTCTACAAGAAACTAATTGCCTTGTGACACCTTACAAACCGCCACACTTCCGCTCGCCACGCACCCGATGTGCTCTACAATATGAGCAATCAAGACAAAACGATGCTCAAAGCAACTATCGTCAAGACCATTCAAGAGTGCTGCAAAGGCACTGCTCTGACAAAAGTTGAGAAGTTTCAAGTGTTCTGTCATGTGTGTGATAACATGCTGAAAGAAGGTCACATCACTAAGATTCAACACGAGCGTTACACTAACATTTTTTGATGGAATTGCCAGCAAACTTTATTCACCTTCCCCCTTCAGGATACTCTTATGAATGCACTTTACACAAGCGTAACTATCTGTCTATTTGGTGTGTTAACCATAGCGAATTTGTATATAACAATGGGTGCCGTGCAAAAACTATCTGGGGATTCTACAACATTAAGAAACGATGCTATTACGCCCCGATCAACTCTAAAAAACCAGGAGCGGAAATAGATATTGGTAAGACGACACCATACACTGCTATGCAAATCGTCAAACCAATGAGACCAACAATAGGTAACTTCTATGAGTGAACAGAAGAAGGACTACGATGGACCACTCTATGCACCATGGCATAAGGTAGAGGAATTTAGGAAACAACGACCATCATACGTTGATTATGTCATGGGTAAAATTAAATACCCTCCTGCATTCAAACGAGACGGAAAACTATCCGAATAAGTGAATTTTCGTGCTATACTACTAGAAGACTACGAGGTAACCATGTCTGAATACTATGATCTGAAACATCAAAAACGTAAAGATGCATTTGGTTTGTTCTATGAGAGTGTACTCAAACCAGATCATGAACTACGTCAATGTGCTCACAACCAAGAATGTTTTCACGAACTAATGGAGTGGCGCAATGATATCCTAGGATATCTTGATCAACGTCGTAACCAGGAATTTCACTAATGTCAACTGAGCGTCCCCTCATCACACCACCTCTTCGTAAGACTTATGCACAACAGCGTAAAGATCGTCTCCAAGATGCTATTGATGATTACCTCCAAGATGGAGAGTTCTCGGCACAACAGACATATGAAGAGGTGCTATCTTGCATCAATGATGTAATTGAGTACCATCAGAATGCTTACTGTCGTGCTAGAGAGTTGCACGATCTCATGACAAGTGAGCGTACACAAAATCTTAATGAACATAAGATTGCAACTCAGCAGGAACCAGTATATAATGAAGATGGCAGCACTTCATACAAATATGCTGCTCATATCACCCTAAGTGACATTCAAAAGTTCCAACGAGGCAATAGTCTATGAAATTCCGTGTTGAATGGTGGAAGCGAAAGAAGAAAGGATGCAGCAGGCAATCTGTTGTCCTATTCAATGATGATGATGTACTGCATTTTGTTAAAAACATTCAACTAGATCCTAATGTGAGTACTGTAGATGTTATCCCTGTGCTAGGAGAATGAACACAGTAAACGTTGAACTCACCCCATCACAAATTAACTTTCTGCTGGATATGATGATGGGGTGTCCTATGGGTCACACCGAACAATACTCATATCATCATGGTGTGTCCGCAGGACAGTTGTATGGACACCTGGAGAGCTGTCTACCTGACGCTCCTGATGCGGAGTCCTAGCCTATACTACTAAGGTAATCAAGGGAGAGACACATGACCCGCACCATCCAAGAGGTACGAGCAGAGCGTGACCGTCACCTGGCACAACCTGAGACCCGCGCCACCTATGCTCTCAAGAATTACTCTCAATGGTGTGCTGGTCGTGTTAAGTGCCTTAACACCTTTGATGACATCATGGACGTGATTGAGCACAATGTTGAACCCTACGAACTCTACTGATGTTTACTAAAGACGATCACGATTTCCTTGACATGTTGTTTGGTAAACTCACCAAGCACGTAGAGATGGACATGGTGGATCTTAGCGACTCTGATTGCTGTGATGACCACCTGCAGTGGACACAACTAGAACTGCCCACTGACTGACCACAGGGCACTCAGATCCCTTATACTATAGACATCAACGCAACAGACCATGACCACTACCTTCGCTGACTACTGTGCCACCGCTGACGCTCGTCAGCAGATCGCTGACAACGTTACCAAGTGGACTGAGATGCTCTGTGAGGCACTCGTGCTTGACTTCAAAATGGATAGCATCCGCCGTGCCAACTTCTTCAACCACACTGACCCTGAGTACAAAGCAAAGCGTCTTGAGTCTATTGAGCGTGGTGATTGCCTGTACAAGTTCTACTATGAGACTGGTCGCAAGTATCACAAGGTGATCATGGAGACTGAAGATGGTTCCCGTAGTGTTCACGCTTTCATCAACAAGAAGACTGGTGAGTTGCACAAAGCAGCATCATTCAAAGCACCTGTGAAAGAACCACGTTTTGATCTCCGCGTGATTAAGGAGCGTGAGTTTGTACTTGAGAAGTGTGACTGGGCAGGTGGTTACCTGTACAAGAATGCATACTATCAGGGTTGACACCCTCCCCATTGTCTGCTAAATTACTTACAGTTCACCACTAAACCAAGAACCATGTTCTACCTTGTTGCTGACGGTAACGCTTTCGCTCTTGATGACGACGGCACAGTCTTCGGTGCTCCTGTTAACATGGATGGCACTGTTGATTGGGATGGATCTTATGACTTTGATCCTAACGAAGAAGATGTTGAGTATGTTGCTCACATGTGTCAGTATCTGACTCTAGCGGCAAAACTAACAAAAGAGCACGATCAGGAGGTCTTTATCAAGTGATTTACTTATCACGTTATTGCAAAACAAAACCACAGCACGTAGCACCTATGATTGTCGCTGACATCAAGACCATGCTGCAACCGCTCCCATCGCGTTACAGCAGGGGCGAGTACACTGTACCTGTCAAGACCACGGCAGAACCCCTTACAGACGAATACAGGCGCTTCTGGCGCTATCATGGGCACTATACTCTTGAGTTTACCCGTGCTCTGATTGAATCTCTCCCCAAAGACGTAGAATTCGTCTCCTACGACCACCTCAACAACAAACTGACTCTGATCAAACTATGAACAACGTTGACGCCCTTCGTATCTCTGGACAACGTGATGAAATCAGTGAGTGGGCAGTTGCTCGCTTTCGTGAACTCATGGAAGAGAATCGCATTGATGATGCTATCTCTTTTGCTGATGAGTTCTTTGAGTGGTTGGATCCCAACAACTACATAAACGAGTCCACACACTTCTACAATGTAGATGAACTCACAGAACTCTACGAATCATTCTCTGATGAATGAGCAGATCAGGGGACTGATCCTCAAATATATGGAAGCAGAGAACGACAAAGATCATGCTCTAGCAGAGAAGATTCTCCATGACATCAACGAAATCAAACGTCTTTGTGGCGTCAATTGCTCTGACTCCTGAGTTAGAGCAAGAGTATCAAGATTGGTTAGAGATCAAGCGTAGTTTGGGTATCAAACGTACACTTAAAAGTTTCTTATACTTTATCCATAACTATGGAATACCTACTAACCAAGAAGGAGGCAGTGTGGATCTGCCGTAAGGTGATTAAGATCTGGCATCCTGAATTGCGTGGTGATATACCAGGCAAACAGGAGTACTGGACTAAATTCCTTGACATTCTCTACCATGATGGTAGAATAAGTAAACAAGATTATGAGACATGGTTATGCCCATTCAAGCAACGCTGAAAAACGTTATCATCGGAGGCGCTCTGCTTGGCATGGCGCATGGCATGAGCGTTGAAGCAAACGAAGACAAGATTACAAAAGGTTTTTACACCATGGATGCCATGGGTTGTATGCTCCTGCGTGAGTGTACTGATGGTGTTAAACAAGTACACACCATGCTTGACGTTTCTACGGAGTATGATGACCCAGAACGTTTCACTGGTGTGGCACATGAATTTAATAGGATGGTTGATGCACTCAAGGTAGTAGGATCAAACGTATATCTTGCGGATCAGAAATACTTCCCGATTGGACATCGCGGAGTATATCATACTGTGAGTAACAATATGTACCTGAACAAGGCATATATGCATCGTCCATCCGCACTCATGAGTGTTGTACGTCATGAAGGATGGCATGCTGCACAGGATTGTATGGCAGGCACTATCAAAAACAATATGATTGCCATCATCCACAATGAAGAAGATGTGCCTATGATCTGGCAAGAGCTTGCTAAGCGCACATATAAAGACATGCCTCACGCTATTCCGTGGGAGAAAGAAGCATCATGGGCAGGTAAAACTGAGAACATGACCATGGAAGCACTACAATCGTGCGCTCGTGGTACAATGTGGACAGATTATGAACCGACACCACTGACTGGTGAGTGGTTGCGTGAGAATGGTTATATCAAATGATGCATTACACTACTGCTGTTACCACTGATGCCCAAGACAACTACATCATCACGATCCCAGACCAAATCCTCAACTACCTTGAGTGGAAAGAAGGTGACACGCTCAACTGGCAAATCTCGGACAGCAAGCAAATCATCATCACCAAAATCAAGAACTCAGAAGAGTCTGGAGGAGAAGACCAAGAGTCTAACATCAGTGAAGCAACCCAAGAAGACTACGAAGACTTCTGGTACAACAGCGAAAGCGAAGGCAAAGACTACGACGAAAGGTACGACCAGTACATCCAAGCAACAGCAAAAGAAACCTTCGGTCAAGCGTACCACTCGCCAGAACAGCAAGGATCGTGGAGTTAAACACACACGATCCAAAGATATTAAACTATTCCCAGTCAATTGTATGCCGTGGCGTCTAGAACCACGCACTGGTAAGTTCAATCTATCGTGGTACATGTGTTTTGATCATGCAGTAGATCAGATTGAACGATCTAATCTTAAACCACGTGACTATAAATTACAGTGTTACATTAGTGTACCACTCACTGATCCTCTTACAGGACCTGTTAGAATACAACGATACGTTAACCAAGCATAATGACACTAGATGAGAGTAAGATCATTGTTACTGATGATTTTCTAGAAGAAGAACAATTTGAACGACTGAGTAACTTTATCATGGGCACTCAGATGGCATGGTACAATTTGTCTTGTTCATGTGGATATCCATTGCAACAACACATATTCTATTCTGAAAGAAAAGGACCTGAGTTGTTTCAAGGAGCACCTATTGTCAATTCAATGTTCAATCATCTAGATCCAGTTATCAATAAACTAGGTCATGCAGCATTGATACGTATTCGCGCCAATCAAAGTTGGCATACATCAGATGATGTGATGACACAACGTGACTATCATCGTGATGTACCATTTGATTGCACAACTGGTATTTTCTACATCAATGATAGTGATGGTTGCACTATCTTTGAGAATGGTGATGATCCTATTGAGTGTGAGAGTAAAGCAAATAGATTTATTGAGTTTCCTTCACACTACAGGCACACATCAACACCATTCACCACGCCTGAGCGTCGTGTAGTCATCAACTTTAACTACCATAAACTCCATATTCCACTCAATGAGACCATTATCGGAAGTGGCACATCACCCACAGAACACTGGTAACATGTGGTATAATATGTGAGTAACCAAACTACATTATGAAATACCACAATTTATGGTTGCTACCCAGCACCATGTGCATCGTAGGTTTACTCTACGTATGCTCGTACCAACCCCACGGTGAGTTTGTACAAACTGTGGTAGATATTGTCCATTCATTTCCTAAAGCACGAGACGGAGAACAGTACTAATGACAACACGTACATTTGTTGATAGCAAAGGTAATACATGGGAGTGGGATGAAACTCCTGAAGTTCTTGCAGCATTGAAGGTGTTGCATGAGACTGAGCGCAAACATGCGGAAGAAGGCGGAGACTATGGAGTAGGCAAATGACACAATGGGCGGGACCAATGCTAGGTAAACTATCACTAGCACTAGAAGAACTTGGTTGGGACGCTAATGATGACATCACCGTAGATATTGGTGGTGCATCAGTGTATGAAATTGATGGTGCTGGCACTAAGTGGGCACCAGTCAAGGGCACGACTAAGTATAATAAGGATGCATTCATTGTAATCAAGAATGTATCACGTAATCCTTTTGTACCATCACAGCCACCACAATAATGGAAAGATCATTCATTCGCGAACGTCATCAGATAATCACTGACACATATCATGACCTTAGTATCAATGATGCCTTCATGGATGAGATCAATGACATTGAGTGGTGTAATTCATATAGAACTAATGTTGGTGCTAAGATGTCAGATTGGAATATTGAATCTGATAACATCACAAAGATCTATGAGTGGATCATTAAAATACTAAAAGACACATATGATCATGATGGATCAATAGATGCATGTAAATTACATGAGTCATGGTATGCAAAATATGATATGGGTGATCGTACAAAGGTGCATGATCACAAATTTTCATCATGGTCATTTGTATACTACATCAATGCACCAGAGGGAGCATCATCATTATACTTCCCAACATCAAACAAGGAAATCAAATGTATCCCAGGACGTGTGGTAGTATTCCCAGGTAATGTAGAACACTACGTACCAGAGAATAAATGTGATAATAGAGTGATTTTGGCGGGTAATATCAAATGATGCACCTCATGGAACTTACACCTGATACCTATGATCCTACATTAGAGTGGGGTGATGAAGTACAATACTATCCTAATCGTTTCCCACAACATGCTACGATTACATGGAATGATATTGTACCCATGTGGCAGGAAGAACGTAACAACGACTTCTTACGTATGCTCGTGCCCTTGTGTGATATGGTAGGTAAAAATCGTGTTGAATATGAAGGTGAAACTACTAATCCATATGGAGTAGAGAATGATAATGATAGGAACATTTATATTCCTACTCTTGTCACACATACAAAAGATCATCTTAATGATCATGTTAAACAAGTATGTGAAGAGGCATTTGATCTTAAACTCAACAACCTACACATTTACAGTAATGTGATGGCAGAGTCATTTGTATTCAGATCACATAAAGATGCACACTCAATTATGTTAGTACAATGTATTGGTATGTCTGAATATACATTTGAAGATGGTTCAGTGCATCAATTACAACCAGGCGATGGTCTATACATTCCACGGGGCATTTATCATGCACCACGAGTATTTGGTCCACGTGTTACATTCTCATATAATTGGCATTACTTACGATGACAGACTATAGACCACATGTTATCTCCCTTGTGACACTATTCTTAGTGACACTCATTACCATCTATGCTGGTTATAAACATGGTAATATGCACCTTATCACTACATTGAAAAATGCCCACCCCTAGAGTAGTTACTGTTAAAGAAAACGTACATGTTATTGTTGCCAAATATCATGATCTTTCTATCAACAAACAACTAATCATTGATGCTGATAATGAGAAACCACGTGATAAGAATGTATCAGCAGTACAAGTACAACAAATGTCTAAATGGTGGGTAGAAACACCTGCTGTTAATACTATTGTTGATTGGATCGTAAATCTAATACGCTCATCTAATTCACATGTAAGCGATCATAATTATACTATCGTATCATCATGGTTCGCCAAATACTCAAAAGGTGATTATGCTATCACCCATCATCACTTCCCAACACAATATTCATTTGTATATTACATCAACACACCCCCTGGTTCTGCACCGTTAGTTCTTACTACCTCTAACACAGAAATACCAGTAGAAGAAGGACAAGTGGTCATTCTCCCATGTGGCACACATCATCATGTTGACAAATGTGATGTAGATGATAGACTAGTATTAGCAGGTAATTTTTACCTCACACCACCTAACATGAACGTATCAATGGATGGATTCTATGCAGGAGGATATGAATGGGATGAGTAATTACACACCTAGAGTCAATGATCGTGTACAATACAAAGAACATGAAGGTTGGGTCTATTGTATAACAGATGAATACTTCACACTAGAAGTAGCAACCACTCTCAAACAAGATGATCTAGTCACTATGCATAAGAAACATCATGTTCTTATCGTAGTATACAATGATCAATACCAATACTGTACATACCTAGGACACAGACTATCACCATACGATGACACCCTCCATCAAGACATTCACCCAAACGTCAGACAAACTATATGATAGACATTTCTATCAAGTAGAATATACTGATGGTAGAGCATATTCATTCCAAGATTATACACAGATGAGAGCATGGTGGTTTCAACAAATGAACACCACTGATGCAGTAGTCCATGTCATTGATACACCACAGTATACGAAGTCACTCCGCGCCAGTGATACTAAGGGTTTTGGGTAGCTGTGGATAAACCTGTGGAAAACTTTTAAAATCATTAAAAAAATATAGTATAGGAGCTGTGTAGTTACTGTGAAGATGCTTGTAAGGTACTCTGGAGACGCTGGCTTAGCACGCAACCTACCGAAAGTCAAGAAAAGGTGGACAGAACTCGTAGTGGCACACAGGACCATAGAATAACCACCCAGACCCTCTATAATATTTGGAGAAACACAGAAATCTCGCTTTTTCGCTTTTTTGAGTTTTTCAGAAAGTTCAAAAAGTCAGTTTTTTGAGTTTTTCAGTTAATTAAACTTTAAACTTTAATGGAATTTGTGAAAATCTACGAAGAATTGTCCTCAAGCGCGGTAAAATGCGTTAAAATTGACGAAAAACTTGTTAAAATCACATATAACAGTAATATTGACAAAGAATATGAATTTAACTGTGATAAAACAGAAGAATTCAATAATAAACTGTCAAATACACTGAAGAACAATGAATCAGTAGGTAAATTCATTCATTCTTCTGTTAAAGAAGGCATCATCGTCCCTGTCACTAAATAATCCACTACACTGATAATCTACAAGACTATCTGAGCAATGAGTAAGAAGAACTATCGTCGCGATTCTGATAACCCACGGCAACAGTTTGAAGATGAGTTTGAAGACTTCGGGTATGAAGTAAAAAATATCCGTAGACAGTCCAAGAAGAAGGTAACAAAGTTTAAGCGTGAGCAGGACCACTACGAGGACAGTTTCTGAAGTGTACACTATCTGCTGACAGGGCACCGAAATGGTGTATTATAAGGAAGTCGTCAGGAGTTCACATGACAGTTCAAGTCGTCAAGCACTCATACTATAAGATTGAGATTGACACTGTTGATGCACCCCAACACCCCATCATTTATTTTCGTAAGTGTGGCAAGTGCAGCACTGCTAAGGGTGCAGATCGTCAACACAATCGCATCGTGAATGAGACTGTGGAGGCATGGCGTCCCTTCTCGCAGCAGATCCGTCGTTACACTGTGTCACGTGTACCATCGGACGTTGTAGTCAAAGGGGACATCAGGGACACCTGACGAACTGGCACTGAGGTCTTGACCTAGTGCCCCATCTGCTCTATATTGATTCTGTTGACCACCACACCAACCATGACCACTACAGTCGTTGCCTGCCCCATCGCTTCTACCGTCGCTGACGTTGAGGGTTACATTGATGCTCTTGATCGTGCTCTTGACTGCCCCTTCATCCAAGATGATGAGTGCTTCAACGAACTTTCCACCCTGCGTGACCTGCTGACTGCTTCTAAGATGATCGCCAACCGCTGATCTTAGACTGCACCACTGTTCACCTTTATTATCATCACCATGCGTAAGATTGAGAAACTGATGAACGCCGCCATCAAGGCAGGCAAGAACTGGACTAACGCTAACACTAGCGTGAGCACTGATGACACTGGTCTCTCTACTGTGTACCTGCATGGTAACAAGATCGCTGAGGTAGGTGATGATTTCGTTCGCGTCTTTGATGGTGGTTGGAGGACCAACACCACCAAATCTCGCCTGAATGCTATCATTAACGAGTTCTGCTGTGCCTACACTGATGGCATCTATCAGCACAAGTTTGAGTGGTTCATCACTGACAACAAGTGCGTCAAGCAGTTCGTCAACGGTTACACTTTCGCTGAATTTGCATAAACTCGGAAACCCAAGTTTCTCAACTTTTGAGATTCTTGGGTTTTTCATTTTTTTGTAAAACTTAAGTTTAACATCAATGCAGTTAATCCCTAGTTCAACGAATGATGAACTATTCATTTGGTCACTGTGGGTGTATAGTAAAAAACTGTTTAGATCTATTAGTGATTCTTGACAAATAGTGTTACCTCTAGTATAACTATAGTAACACTACAGTAGGAGTTACTATGACTGCAGAAGAATGGTTACAAGAACTGCAAGAACAGTTGTTGGAAGAAACTGCTGCTGGAGTTGTTGATACAAACTACTACGATGATGGTTCAATCGTAGCAGTTGAGATTGACTACACAACTCAGAGTTGACCAGTTTAACAAGTGGCACAACATTACTTGATTCTCAGGGTCATCTCTGTAATACTACCATTGTTGACACAAACACGACCTATGTGGGATGAACTCAATGACATGCCTGGCGAAATCTTTGACGTGCCAGACATTGAAACTGTTCTCGTGGAAGATGAGAACGGAGAACTAGGAGTTGACCTCACCGACATCAACAACTGACCATGACAGTTACTAACACAATGCAAGACAATGTTATTGACCGTGATGAACTCCAAGCGAGTCTAATCAATACGGTGATTGATGGCATGGACTTCAAAACTATGTGGTCAGTTCTTTACGACTACATGGATGCAAGTTACGACAAGTACACTGTCAATGAGTTGATAGAAGAAGTGCAAGAATACTATCCAGAACTGTTGGAGGACTGAGTAACAACAATGATGTACCAAGTCACTGACATTGAGTTTGATTTTGTTGACAGTGAGGGTGAACTTCCCAACGACATTCAGGCAGAGATTGTTGATGATGTCCTGGGCATAGTATGGGAGGCGGATGATGATGAAGATCTCGTAGAAGAGGTTACAGCAGCGACAGGATTCTGCGTTAAAAGTATTGATTACCGTCACGTCCTTAAGTAACATGAACCAACTGGAAATGCTGACCCAACGTGAACAACTTATGTGGGACATTGATGGCATTGTTGATGAGTTTGCCTGCAACAATAACATCAGCGAAGATGACATGGAAGACCTAATTCGTGTCCTATGTGATGCTGTCTGCAAGAATTTCTCTGCTAAGTGATACAAACTGGTCAGCCGCCGCAACCAGTTGGCAAGGTGGCACAGGGTGACCCCCATACCTGCCGACCCTGTGCCTATAATGACTTCAGTTCAAA